CATTAAATATCTTCTTTTTTCAGCTTTACCGACTTGGCAAATAACTATACTTAAAATCATTACTGTTACAATTATTTTTAATATCATTTTATTTCTCCTCATAAATTTCTAAAGTCCCAGAAACTTCATCGTCTTCTATTACAAAAATTCTTCCGCTTGTAGTCTTGTAATAAAATAATGTGATCCCGTCTTCCAGTTCTTCAGTTTTTTCAAGCCCTAATAATTCACACATATCCATCAATAAGTCTGGTTCTAGTAAGCTTTTATCCCAGACTTCTAAAAATATTTTTTCATATTTCTGTTTTTCTTTTTCCGTCATTTTCTTTTCTCCTTTACTAAAATACTGTCATACTCTCCATTTTTTAATTTCTTCCGAAATAATTTAAAATGATTAGGATATACTGGAAGCAATTCATAAACTAACTGTTCATTCAGCCATACACCACCAACTATATATTTCTCCTGAAATTCCTCTTTTCCTATTGCATGTTTTATCATGTGATGTTCCCTACATAGGGGTATAAATGGATTTTGTAATCCATCATCATTTTCATAATTCCCTGCACTGCTAGAGATTGTATTCCAGTGGTCTAAATCCACTATATCTCCGTTCTCAAAGTCATGGATTTTACCACATATACAGCATGTCCTTTTTCTCAGGCATGCTATAACATATCTTTGAGTGATGTTGTCTATTTCTAATATGTGCTTATATCTAGTGTCATGTTTGCCCAAAATATATAGATTCACTCCCATTTCAAGTGCCTGTTCAATGATAAAAGCTATGAATTCATTAGCTGTTTGCATGTCACATCTAGCTGTTGAGAAATCTAATCTGTCAGTTGCTATTGCAAACTGTTCTTTCATTAGTTCTTTTATTTCCAGAAGAGTATATCCCAGCTGTTCTCCAAACTCTTTTAACAAAACATGTATAAGTCCGTTCTGTGCCTGAGATAGTTTTTTAACTGGGATAACTTTAATTGGCAGGTTATTAAAATACTCTTCAAGCTCCATTTTTAGCCCGGCAGTTACTCTTTCAACTGGTAAAGTGATAACAATTTGACTATCTATGATTTCAGCATTTGCCATTTTTTCATTGCTCTCCTAACTTTCTTAAATTTTAAATTTTCAAAAATTCTTGTATTCATTCTGCAAAAATCATGCTCATCTTTGCTTAAAACTTCTCCTGTTTTCAGCTTGTTTTTTATGATTCCAATTTTCTCAATTTGCTCTTCTATCATAATTCCTCCTAAATAAAAATTCACAGTCTTTAATAACTGTGAATCTGTCTTTTTATATATTTCTCCACCATTTTTTCCACTCTTTATAAATCAGGAATTCAATGCTTTCTATATCTATTCTTTCCATTCCAATCTCATTTTCAATAACTTCGTCTGAAATATCTTTTCCTGTTTCTGCGTTAGTAGCTTTAAATCCATCTTTTTTAGCAATCATTTGAAAAATTTCTGTCAGCTTTTTTGTTGTTTCAAAATCTAATTCTTTTTTAAATTCTTCGAATGTTTTTATTTTTTCTATTGACATCTTAATTTAACCCCCTTAGTTCTGCTTTTTCAATCCAGTTCTGAACATATGCCAATGCTTCAGTTAAATCTTTTCTTTTTATATCCCTGTAGCTTGCTACTCCAAAACGGTCTTTCACATCTCTATGTATTGCTGGAAACATCAGTCTTTTTTCAGCATTGATTACATCCAGTCTCTGATATACTCTGATATTTATGGCTTTCTGTAACTTTCTTTGTTCTGACTGGTCTATTCTAATTTCATTATCAACCTTGTTTTCCACAATTTCTATCCTGTGCTTGACCGACTTCATTTCATTCGCCTGTATAATTATCATGTCTTCAATTGTCATCGGTTTTGAATAGCTTCCAGTTTTTCTAATTGCTGGGATAACTTCTGATGTTATCCATTTTCTAAATGGTTTTGCTTCTTTTTTATCACTTCTTACAATCAAAGCATACAATCCACTTTCGTTTGTGAAATTAGTTTCTCCTTGACGCCCTAAGCTAAACTTAGCCCGTTCATCTTCATCCAATCTTTGTGCAACTGCCGTAGGATTTGTTAATTCTAATATGTCACAAATATCTTTTATACAAAACTATGCTTCATTATTTACTAATACTGTTCTTACGCTTCCTAAATTCTCTTTACTGAATATTTGAAATCTTTCATCATTTATAACTTGTAATTCATTCATATTTTATCCTCCTATTATACTTTTAAGCAGTAGCCTTTGCTATTTCATTCTTAAGAGTTTCTGACTGCACTATACTGTCTATTCTTTTTCCTGCCTTGTAATATTCTTCCTTGACTACATCTAAGAAATCATCAAAGGCACTTTCTAAATCAAATAACTTTATTCCTTTTTCTAGTGCTTCATCCCATATTTTTTGAAATACTCCACTGAATTTTTTCTGTGCTTTCTGTAACTCCTCATTGTGAATGTCCAATAATTCCTTTGCTACTTCAAATCCTAATTTTTCTTCAAATGTCATGTTTTTTCCTCCTGAAAATATTGATTTTTTGGAGTTTATACAGTATAATAAGGTTGGTCGGCACTTATTATAGTGTATGCTCCTTTTATCGTAAGATTAAGGGAGCTTTTTTTATTTCTTTTTAATTACGATTGAATTGTTTTCTTCATCCAAAACAATTTCAACAGCTCGATTTTCAGGTGTAATTCCTATTTTTTCTACCCATTTTTTTGGTAAAGTAATTCTATTAGAAATTCCACCATTTCCAGCTTTGTAAAAAGAAATATTCACATCTCTTTTTTCCATTTTCTGCTCCTTATCTTACGTGTCTAACTTATTATATATTATTAGACACGTAATGTCAACATATTTTTAAAATTTTTATTATACTCTATAAACTCCTCAATATTTTCAGGTATCAGAGATTAATTCACAGTTATTAAATTGCCATTGTCCTTGTTGGTTTTTATTATTTCTTATTCAACTTATACAGTAGATAAAGGCTAAAAATCGTTACTACTGTCTGAAGAAATTTTGTATTTGTCAGTATTTGCATTAATACTCCTCCTTAGTTCGTTCTCCCATATTTCGTTCCCAGACCATATGATGAATTTTCATAAATTCTTCTTCTGTTGCTCCTAAATGCTCTGCAACAAGTAATATGATTGAAAAATGTTCATCAACATTGTACAAAGCTGTTAAAAAATCAAGTAGTTTTGTAAAACTGCAATTTTCTTGGATAAAAAATTCTTTTTTGAATCTAATATCCTTGTTTCTTATTCTGCTATCAAAACGATCATTATTGACATAACTCAAAGAAAAATGCAGCATATCGGACAATTCTTCTAATGCTCTTTGTTTATTGATTTCTTTTACACTATTTTTCCAATAGTTCCAAGCACTTTTCACTTCCTGTAAAAATTCTCCCAGTTCTGTATGATAAGCTAATCTTATCAATTCAAGATCACGTTTTCTGATAGTTTCTTTTTCGTCAAATTTATTATCCAATAATTTTTGCCTTCTCAATAGTTCGTCAATATCAAATTTTTTCAACGCTTCCATTATTCTATTTCCTCCACTTCTATTTCCATTCTAGGATTTTTCTTATCACAACTGTCAACTATCAGTTGACTATTGACTAAATATTTAACACTGTCATCTACAATTATCCCCAGTTCCTTTAATGCATCGTTCATAAATTTTCCAATTACTGAAGCTACATTTTCGAGGTCACTTCCTGAGTTTTTGTAGAAATAACGGTATCGGACCTGATATTTACCTTTTATTTTTTCTTTGTTTTTTAAAAGTTTCAATCTTATCAGGTCATGATATTCATGCTTAATTTTGTTTTTTACATGTTCGTTTTCATTTCTATACCAGTTTAGGCTCATTAAAGTTATTTTATTCTTTCTAGTCTGCCAATAAACTGGTAATTCAAGTTTAATCATTGTTTTCACACTCTTTCAAATACCAGTTTAGATAAGTCTGTGCTTTTTTATAATCCTCTAAGCCATTCTTTTTTTCTGCCCTTATCAGATATTTCATAGTATTTCCCTTGCAAAATGCCTTAAATCCCTCTTGTCCTAACACCGACTTAATGACTTCTATTGATTCAACATTTAAGCCTTCAAGTTTATAATGTTTGGGGCTTTTAACATTTTCCTCTCTAACTTCCATTATTCCTCCTATTTAAAATTTTCTTCTTTTTTCATTTCTAAGTATTTTTTCTCTGAAACTAGTTTGTCACCTGAATATACGTTCCTTATCGAGCCTTTGTTTCTTTTCACAAACTCCCATATCTTTTCATAGTCATCTGATTTTATTTGATGTTTACCACCATTTAAATCTATTATTTCCATGAAATAAACTCTTATTTTACCCATTAACTAACTCCTTGAAATAGTTGCATCTGCTCGGCAATTATTGATTGTTTTTTCTTATGCTTTTTTAGAAACAACTGCCTGAATATTGCTTCAAGTACGGTTACAACTATTGAATTTCCTGCCTGTTTATAGAGTTGTGCATTTGATGTGCCAACAGATTTAGCTGCATAATAATCATTATCACTAAATCCCATAAGTCTCCATGTTTCTAAAGGAGTTAGTTTTCTTATTCCATTTTCTTCTTTCAAAAAATTATTTTCTTGCCATGAGCTTGATGTCATCGTTGGAACAATATTTTCTTTTATTCCTCCTTTATTGAACCCATGACTTTTTTGTATTATGAAATTATCAGTTGACCTGTATCCTGCTCTTGTTGTTATTGCAAATGCCGTGTCACAGTCTTCTAATTTTCGCGGATTAAATCTTTCACCTCTAACAAATCCGTTTCTATTTGTCATATCTGAAAAACTTTTTAGATACTTTTCTGACAAATAATATTTTTCCGGAACATGATCCTCTAGAAAATCTTTCATTTTGATTTTTAATTCCTGTTTTTTTGGAAAAACATAATGGATATTATCAAGTGAAGAAATAACAAAAACTCTTTCACGGTTTTGAGGTATTCCATAATCTTTGGCATTTAATACTTCCCAGTTACTGTAATATCCTAGACTGTTCAGGAAACTTAGCCAACGCTCGAAATCTTTTATAAATTTCTTTCCAACGAGGTTTTTAACATTTTCTAACAAAAGATACTTCGGCAATGTTCCGTTCTCTTTTGCTTTCAACAAAAGTCTTTCAACTTCTAGTAACAATCCACTTCTTGTATCTTTACTTATTCCCTTTTGTTGCCCGGCAACTGAAAGGTCTGTGCATGGAAAACTATATGTTAACAGGTCACAATAAGGCAACTCCTCAATCTTCGAAATATCTCCAAAGTTATGCACTTTGCCATGAATTGCTTCGTATGACTTTATAGCAAACTTATCTATCTCGCTTATTCCCACAACTTCATAGTCTAGTCCTAGGTTTCTTAATGCCATTGCCTGACTTCCTACTCCCGAAAAAAGTTCTATAACTTTTATTTTTCCCATATTTATTCCCTCGCCCAATCATTAAGAGTTCTGTATCTCTTGAAAATTTTTCCTGTTTCATTGGAATAGATTACATATCCAGTAAACCTGTTGAGAAATCTTGGGGTAGTCTGTTCTTTAAACACAACCCCTTTTCTTTTCAAATTAGTTACTTGATGTATAATAGAACCTTTTGATTTTTTTAAGATACTCGCACATTCTTTGACACCTTTTTCATAGTAAGAATTTTTAAGAAATTCATTTTCCTCTTCTGAATATCCACAACCTGCTCTACTTAAAAAAGTATTTCTTAGTTTGTTCAGGTTTTCAGTTCCAAATTTTCTTGTCATTTTTATCTTTATTGAACCTTCTTTTCTCCCTAATTTCCTTGCAATTCCCAATTTGTCGAGATTAGTTCTGAAAATAAGATTTTCAAGCATTTCTTCTTTTTCCATGTCCCAAGCTTCATATTTCCGTATTTTTAAACGCCTGCACATCATTCCTATTGAACATGGAGACCTTTCAAATATTTGGGCAATTTCTTTATCCTCAAGTTTTTCAATTGTTTTCAATCTTCTTAAATCTTCTATTTCCTGAATAGTCCAATATTTTCTCATTTTCTTTCCTCCAGTTCCAGTCTAAAGTTCCGTTCCAAATTTTGTCTGCAATTATTTTTTCAGTCTTTTCAAAAACAACAATTGACTTGTGTATCAGTGTATTGTCTTCATTGTACATTTCTTCAATCTGTTTTCCTTTTTCATCTCTGTATTCTATAAGTTCCTGATTTTTCTTTGCTAAAGCATACAGAGATAAATAAGCTCCGAAAATGTCATCAAATTTTTTAACATCTTCATTAAAGCTGTAATAAATCTTTTTAGCTTTTTCTATAATTTCAGAACTTATAAAGTCGTTTCTAAAAAGATATGCTGTATCTTTTATTTTCCGAAAAATAAAATTCATTCTGCTAATTATAGTTTGAAAAAATACTATTTCATCTATGAAATTTTCATCTAAATTTTCCAATATTTCATAAAAAACAATATTTTCATCACTGATAAATCTTAAATGTTTGCTTTGCTTTTTGATTGTTATGAATTTTAAAGCAAAGTCATCAGGACTTAATAACAAATCAAAGTTATGAAATGAATCTCTCACAAATTGTTTCAGCTCATCCAAAACTAATTGCTTTTTACTTTTCTTTGCCATTTTAATCCTTATTGAAACTGCTCAACTGTTTTATTTTCTCTTTGTTGTTCAGCTTTAATTGCATCATTTCCTGTTATTTTTTTCATTTATCCTCCTAAAAATACTTTTCAAAGTCTTTTTTATATAAGTCTTTTCTTCTGCTTTCCCAGTTGAAAAGATATTTTTTACATTTGCTTTTAATTCTATCCATCAGCTTATCACTGCCGTTTATTTTTAAAAACTCTTCCAGTTGTGTATAATCCAAATTGCTATTTATAATCATTGATTTATTATTTTCATAGAGAAAATTCAGAATCATGAACATCTTTTCTTTTCCCCAGTCGCTTAAAAATTCATTACCAAGGTCATCAAAAATAACTAGTTCAGCTTTTGAAAGTCTTTCAAGCAAAAATCCATCATCTTCATCATTACGTTTTTTATAGCTTTCTCTTATTTCTTCCAGCAAAGCTGATAATGATGTTCTGTATACAAGATACTTTGAATTTAAAGCATTCATAATACAGTTTGTGTAAAATGTTTTCCCTGTTCCGGGATTTCCTATCATTACTATTCCAAGTCCTTTTTTCTTTATTGCTTCAAAGTTTTCACAATATCTTTCAAATGATTTTTTGAATTCTTTTTCTTCAGGACTTAGAACTTTCGCATTTTCAAATCTTTTATACCAGTCCTGCTCTGTAAGTCTTGAAAGTTCCATGTATTTATAAATATCCTGCTGTTTAAAAATACTAGCTGGTACACTCTCAACATTAGTTCCAGTCGTCAAATCCTTTTGTGTAATCTGGCTTTTTTGAATGTCTGTCTTCATTTTTTCTGCCATATCTTGCATTGTTTGAATTCCCATTGTTCACTCCTTCCTTAGGCTCGAAAATTCCCGAGTAGTTATTCATGATAGATTTTTCTATAATATCCCTTAACTCTTCAACAGAGTATTTTATAAATCGCCTTATCAGAACATCTAATGATTTTGTATTTTTATACTGATTTTTTTCTTTTTTGTACTCTACCCATTCCTTAAAGATTTTTTTCTTTTCAGAATCAATCTCCAAAGTTTCTATGTACTCAAAAAGTTTTTCTGTATGATCCGTTTTTTCTTTTTTATTTTTTTCTTTAGTGTTTAATTCTTTAGTTCTTGATTGTTTAGTAATTAATATATCAGGTTGGTTTTCTAACTGTAGATTTTCTACTGGTTGATTTTCAACCTTTAGATTTTCTATTGTTACATTTTCATCAGGTTGGTTTTCTAACTGTAGATTTTCTGCTTTTTTATTGACTCTCTGTCGTTCTTCTTTCTTCAAAGGACTTTCAAAAATTTCATATATGTATTCAAATTTCCCATTTCCTTTTTTAGGTGCTAATTTTTGAATCCTTAAATATCCAAATTCCTTAAGTTCCTGTAACGAGCTTTTTACAGCACTTTCACTTTCACTGCAAAGACTAACTAACCCCTTTAGTGAATAATTCCAGTCATCAGGTAAGCTTAACATCAAAGTTAAAAGACCTTTTGATTTCAGACTCATTTTTCTTTCTTTTAAATGAATATTAGGTATTATCGTATAATCTCTTGTTTTATTTACTTTAAATTTAGCCATTTTACCCTCCTAATCAAAATGAAATTTTTCATGGCACTTCTTGCACAAGCATATTAAATCTTCTCTCCAATAAAGATGTTCATATCCATGCCTTTCATATGTTTTATGGTGTGTTACTAACATGTGATTGCTACTGCATAATTCACACTTATATTTTGCCTTAGCTTTAACTCTTTGAGCTATTGCTTTCCAATATGGAGTATTCAAAAATTCTCTATATTCTAAAGTGTTTATGTATTCAGCAATTGTTTCATTTTCTATACTGACATCAGAAATATATCTCATTTTGTCATACACTCCGATATCTTCTCTCCAACTTCTTTCAGGATCAAGATATAACTCTATATAATCCATAGTTCGCTGCAAGAATAAATTTTTGACCTCAACTTTTTTATTTTCATTTTTTTGTTTTTCTTTTTCCTTACATTCTTTACATTCAAAACTCTTTTCACTTTGCAAGTGTTCAAAAAGTTTAGTCTTGCTTATCATTTCTTCAAATATTTTCCCACATTCTTTGCATTTTACTTCTACTTGATATAAATAAGGATTACTGTTGTTGTTTCCTGCTTTTATAAACAATTTATTCCACTGTGGTAGTTTCCATTTTTTTAAATAATCAATAACTTCTAATGTTATTCTGTCACTATTATCAATAAAGCCGCCTTCTTTTTTTGATAAAAATTCATCAAAAAATTTAAAGTCTATCATTTTCTCACCTACTTGCTTTTAATATGCTAATATGCTATAATTGTTGCATAAATTAAATTATAAAACTCTATATGAATCGGACTATATGTCCGATTTTTTATTGAAATAATTCCATTTGTTTCACCTTCTCTTCGACATTGATAACTTTTTCTAAAGCTAAGTTATACATGTCTTTTTTTATTTCAAAACCGTAAGAATGCCTTTTAAGCTCTTTTGCAGCTCTCAAAGTTGTTCCACTCCCAGCAACTGGGTCAATTACCGTATCACCTGCATCAGTAAAAATTTCAATCAATTTTTTCAAAACTCTCACTGGCTTTTGTGTTGGGTGTATTTTGTTTACTTTTTCAGGATTATCTCTCTGCCATTCAAACCAGTTCAATATCATTTTTTTATTGTTATTGAACTTTGGTAATTTTTCCCTATAAAGAACAAGTGCATATTCAGTAGCTCCAACTATTTTCATGTTAGCTTTTAAAACCTGTGGGCTACTATTTTTGATAAAAATTAACGGGATGTGATTATTGAATCCGTATTTTTTCCCATATTCAATAACCATTTGCATCTGCTGGAATGCACAAAAAACTATCATGCAAGGGGACTTCCCTTTTTCCTTTGGCTCTTTTATAAGCATTTTCGAACAGAAGTGCATAAATTCTGCTATTTTGAAATTGTGGTCTGTATCAAAAAATGCTTTTCCTGCCTTGTTGCTTTCTCCATTCTTATTGTCTCCGTCAACATACCATTCAGGACTGCTTGCATAAGCATTATTACCCAAATTATATGGGATATCCGCAATTACAAGCTGTGCTTTTGGTATGTGATAACGTTTATAATTTTGGTGATGGTCATTAAATAACTCACACCTTATATTATTTTTCATTTATAACCTCATTTCTGCTTTGTATGAGCAGACAAGCCCAGTTAAGGGCAATTATCAACTCAAAAAATCATTTTAAAGATAGTATGCTTTGGACTATGTCAGAATCGAACTGACTTTTTCTCCAGCAGAAATAGTCCATATTGGCGGACAGTATCGGACTCGAACCGATAAGATATCACTATCACAGTTTTAAACTGTTCCTTTTTCCTTTCAGGCAAACTGTCCATAAAACAACTGGCACAATTTAAAAAGAAATCAGAATCAAACAATAAAAATTTTATAGGAGTCTGTGCCAGCAAGTTTTAACGAGTTACTTCTCTCAAAAACCTCTTTTCAGGGTATAATATATTGCCAATATCTCACACTGAAAGGAGGTGTTTTTTATGTCCATAAATAATCAAATCTACTATATCCTAAAAATCATTGATGATACTGATGATTTTGATACTGTTGATTTAGATGAAATATTCAAAATAGAAAATTTGGATATTTCAAAAAGCAAATTTTACCATCTCGTTAAAAATCTTATAGAAGAAAATTATATTGAAGGACTTACTATAAGATTTTCAAACTTAGATGAACCAGTAATTGCTATTACTAGTCCTTCCTTGACTATTAAGGGTAAAACTTTTTTAGAAGAGAATTCTCAACTGAAAAAGCTTTACCGGATAATTAAGGAAGTTAAAACTTGGTTTTAGATTCCTTTTCTCCTTTGTCAATAGGCTTAAAGAAATATTTTAATTCTTTTCCCAGAAATGATGTCAGGAAGTCTATTTCCTCTTCAATCATATCTGGGAATTTTTCATGCACCATATTTCTTAAATCAGTACTTAATTCCTTTAACCTTTCCAGTCTTTTCTTTGGTTCGTAGAGGATGTATCCTTTTGTTTTTTTGTCTTCCATCTTTCCTCCTTTTTTATTTCCGTGGTAATCTTCAACAAAAAGAGCATAAAAAAATTATAATGTCTTAGCTTGGGACATTAACTCTTTTATTCTTTCTTTTTTATTTTGCATAAAAGCCCGTCTTATATTTTCCCTATTTGTCTTGTATTTATTGACAAATTGGCTTATTGATACTTTTTTTCTGTAAAGAATATTTTTAAAAATAATATATTCTTCACTTTCCATTAAACTATTTTTTTTGTTCATAACTTTACCTCCAACATAAGTATAATACCAAATGTGGTAATTGTCAATAAAATTTTTAAAAATAAAAAGACTCAGTTAAGAGTCTTTAATATAAAATTATTTCAAACTTACTTCTGCTTCTCCCGTTTCAGAAAAAATATTGTTCACAGTTTTTAATACTAATCCTGTTGAATTTGCCACATCATCTGGAACATCATAGAATATTTTTTTAGTTATTTCAGTTCCTGGATTTATGTCTTCAAAATTCATGGCATCTTTCAGAGAAACCATCGTCGGAGAATACTGTTTCTCATTTAGAAACAGTTGAAATCCTCCACTGTCTATTTTAATCATTGAATTTGATATATTTTTTATTTTTACTGTCAGTATAAGGAAACTGTTTTCTTTTGAATTTGGTTCATAATATATATACTCACTGTCACTCACTTTTTTTGAAACTTCCTTTGATAAAACTGTAAATTCAACTTTTTCTGTTTTTATTAATTCCGTTATTGAAGCTTTTTTGTTTTCCTGAGATTTTCCAGCATTATTACCATTCATATTTTCAGAAAATTTTGTAAATCCTAAACTGATTATATCAATAAATTCCTTATTTTTCGGATTTTCTCCATCAATTTCCCAGTCATTTCCATTCTTTTTCAGAATAGCATTAACATTTTTTTGACTATATTTAAGATCCTTTGAATTTAATTTCTCTTCAAAAAACTTTACTACAAATTCATCTCCTATTTTTGATATTTCTTCATTACTTTTTCCATAATTGGCAAATGCCAAAGCCATAGCCTGCTGCAAAAATTCAGGAATATATGAAGATAAATCTGGTGCCTTAATGTCTAAATTTATTGTTGCATTATCTCCTTCAACTTTAGTACTTTTGATAGTGTAGGACATCTTTTTATACGCATTTAAGAAAATTTCTGTTCCTTTATCTCCTTTTGTAATATTTGAATTAGGATTTAATTTCTTAATTTTTTCAGCATCTCCACTCTTTAATGCATTCATTACGGTTTCAAAATCTTTTTGCGGTTTTGGTACTCCACAACTCATAAATAAAACTGATAGCATAAAAATCAATAATACTTTTTTCAAATCTAATCAACTCCTTTAAATTTTTAATATATTATACCTCATTTGAAAGAAATTTCAAAGAAAAAAGAGCCATTAGGCTCTTTAAAATTCTAACATTAATTGAATTTGTTGATTTTCTTGTATTCTTTCTTTTACCTCGTTTAGAAAATATGCAGTGACCAAATCAAGAAAATCTTTTCCTAAAGTTTCCACTATTTGTAATTCTTTTCCAACTTCCTTAGCAGTTTCAAAAGGTATTTTCAAGGAAGAAATATAATGATTCAACATTCTTTCCATTGTTTCGCGGTAATTTTTTCTTGCTAATTGTAACTGACCTTCATCTCCACTTATATATGCTGAGATATATTCTTCAGCAATATTTTTCTTTTCTTTTTTTATTGCATCTGTCATAAAATGTAATGTTTTATTAGTTAACTCTATATTATTTAATCTTAAAGATTCTGCTATTATTTTCACTGCTAACCTTAAATTCATATATAAAAATTCAACGCTTTCAAGAGCATCTCTATATTTCTTTTGTATTTTTTTACCACTTTTTGAATAAACCGAGTCAAAAGTCATTATCATTAAATCCATTGCTCTTTCTATTATATTATTATTTACTTCTTCAAAATTATAAGTTTGGAAAAGAATTCTTAATTGACTGTTTATTGCATTTCTACCACTTACTCCTTTTATCATTCTAGCTTGTGAGATTCCAGATATAATCATTTTATAATTTTTATAGTTAGGCATAGTTTCAATTGCTATATTAGTTAAAATACCTATTTTTAAAATTTTTTCTTTACTTTCTTTATAGACCATTGAAAGCCCTCTCAAATTTTCTTCTAATTCATTTGAAAAATTTATTACATTTAATTCCATTATTCTTCCTCCAAAACAATTATTTTTTCTTTTTCTCCTTCAGTATCAAAAGTTACACTTTCCATATAATCATATATTTTTTTCAAAGTTTCCAAAACACTTCTTACACCTTTTCTAAGTTTATTATTTTCTTCTCTTCCGTTAACATCTAATAATAATTTTAAATCAGACCATTTCTTAAAAATAGTATCGTTAAAATCCCAAAGTTTAGTTATAAGAAATGTTCTTGTTTCAAGGTCAGTTGCAAAAACGCCTTCTTTTCTTCTTTGCATATAATCCTTAGAAATAACTCTTTCTTTTTCTAAAATTTCTATTTTTGCTTTTAAAGCCCTATTTTCTTTTAATATTTTTTCAAATTCTTCCAACAAATAATTATGCTCTTCTTTTTTTGCTTTTCCTATTTTTTGGATATTTTTTTCATTTATATTTTTTTTTGTTTTTTCAGAAATAATATTTTTCAGTTCTTCTTTTTCATCTTTTTCCAACTCTTTTAATTGTAGTATTTTTTTAATAGTTTTTATTGATAGGTTACTACTAGTATTTTCTAGTATTTTTTTTACAGTTTTTTCATTTAATCCAGTAGTTTTAGAAATCTTATAAACACTATATTTATTAGTTTCTTTTATTCTTTTTAAAATATCACTAACTACCGTATTTTTTTTATTATTTTTTTTCATATTACTACTACTCCTTTTTCACAATATCTTTTAAAAAATAATACCATTTTACCATTATTTTTTCAACTCCTTTTCCAATTATTTACTACAGTTTTATTTTCCCTATTTTTCTTTTTAGTATTTCAGTAACAACTCCTACTAGAATTATTTCATCTCCGTTTGTTACTGTTATTGGGGCATACATCTGATTCAAAGAATGAAATTCAGGCTTATAGTTATTGAATTTTACAACTTTGACAAATCTTTCTTCATTTATTTGAACTACTACAGGATAGTCAACCAAGAATTGCCATTCTGTTCCTCTTTTTGAAGTATCTACCATTATTCTGTCCCCATCGTAAAATATTGGTTCCATGCTTTCACCGTACACTCCTATTATAAAACTGTCTTTTGGTACTTCAAAATCTGCAGGCAATATAAATTCTTCCATTACCACATCATAGTCTAAAGCTCCTGTCCCTGCACTTGCCATTCCATAAACTGGCAAGGTTACATATTTTGGGATATTGTTTTCAACTTCATAAACATTTGGCTCCTCTTTTAATTCCGATACTCCGTTCATTTTTTTAAAAGACAAATCTTTTAAAGTTTCAGAAGAAACTTCTGGAATAAAAAGCATATTCAAAAAATGAGATGGATTGATATTAAAATATTGTGCCAAAGCTGTTACCTGAAGAGGATTTATATAATCTTTTTTTGCAGATTCTATTCTTGAAATGTCTGCTCTGTCAATTCCTGTTCTATCTGCCAGTTGCCCCATAGAAATGGATTTTCTTGTTCTCAATTCTTTTATTTTATTTCCAAATTTTATAGCTTTTTCTTTTTCTACTTTCCATTTATCATTTTTCTTTTCCATATTTATTTCTCCCTTATTTTATAGTATATTATACCACATTTTGTGGTAATTAACACACAAAATATATAATTTTTTTAATTTTTTGTTGACAATTGCCACATTATATGATAACATTAGTTTGTAAACGAAAAATTATTTTTTTTATAAAATTACGTGGCAATTATCAATAGATTTAATTGAAAGTTGCCAATAAAAAAGGAGCGAACAATGACAGAAAGAAAAAAAAAACAATTAAAGTACTCAGCAGATTATTGGTTAACTGAATGCGAGTTGCCGATAAACGAGAACTATGAAGTTGAATATACAGAGGAGCAACTAAACAAAGAGTTGCAACAGTTGAAAGAAGAAGGATACAACAATGAAGAGATAGAGTTTTTCAAAGAATGTGTTGAAAGTTTTCAAGAAAAAAGAGAAATTGAGCTTTTCGACACAGTGGAATTTGAAACTTCATCAGGTGGAAAAGACTGGTATCAAAAAAATTACAGAGTTGAAACAGTGACTCTGACAAGTAAGAAAATAGCATAATAAATAGACAGGAGCTAAAGTCTTTAAAACTCAAATAAAATTTTAGGAGGAAATATTATGAAATTAGCGGTATTGAACACATCAATTTTAACTACAGAAGGAACATTCACATTGAAAGACATTACATTAGAAGAAGCGAGAAATTTAGTAACAGAAAATGAAATTTTATCAGCAGTAGGACATCAGAGTACAGCAGATATTTTAACAACTCTTTTAGGAACAGAAGTACCAATGAACAGAATACGGTTCGCACAAGAAACAGGTCAAAAAGCTTTAGTTTTCAAGCTGAATGGAAGACCTGAAGAAGGAAAAATATTAACAGCAGAAGAAATAGAAGCAATCGGGTACAAGTTTCAATTATTAACAAAAATCTCTGATTAATTTTTTACCAAGCTTATCAGCAATGATAGGCTTGGATAAGAACTTAATTTAAAAGGAGAGAAGAAAATGAAATTATTAAACAGGAAGAACCTTGAAATAAGAAAAGCTTATTTTTTAAAAGCTTTCGGATTTCAGGAAGAAGAAATGGCAATTGTGAGCTTTGGGGCATGTAACTTTCACTGCCCATACTGTAAAAGAGATTGCCAGTATATAGACAATAAGGGAAATGTAATAGCAACAAGAGATGTATCTATGGAAGAGCTAAAACAAATGATAGATACAGAAGTTGCAAAAGGAAGAAGAGTGAGACTTTCAGGTGGAGATCCTTGTTCATTTCCTAAGCAGTCATTAGAAATAGCAAAATATTTATTTGAAAAATATGGAGAGAAAATCTCCATTGCACACAATGGAAGCGACTTAAACTTTGTAAAATCTTTAGTCCCATATCTTGAATATGTAGCTATAGACTACAAGGCTTATAACTTTCAGGATATGCAGAAAATAACTGGGATAAAAAATCCCAAAATGCAACAGGAAGAAATTATAAAACTGTGTTCAGAAAATAATATAATAGTTGACCTGAGAACTCCAGTATTTGGAGATACACAAAAAGAACAACTAAAAGGAATAGCAGAACTAATAAGCAACTACGAAAATGTTTTTTGGACATTAAGAAAATACAATCAAGTCCAAGGATGTGACTTCCCAGTTCCTGAAATGGACTTTGTAGTAGAGTTAGCAAAGTTTATTAAAAACAAATATCCAGTAGTAAAAATAGGTACACGCAACTACTGGAAAGGTGGTTTTGAAATATATTAGGAGGTAGAAAAATGAAAAAAACAATAGCTTGGAATCTGATTCAATTTCTTATATTCTTAGTTTTTATAAGATTTTTAGGAATTGGAATAATATTCTTAGGAAACTTAATGAAATAGGAGGAAAGATGAACAGAAAAATAATTTTGTGGTACTTAATATTTTTTATAACAGCTTCTTTAAATCAGTCAAAAGCTTATTCGACTGATTTAATAGTAAAACTAGCAACAAACGGGCTTTGGATAATACTATTAGTTACAGTTTATCCATGGCTAAAAAAAATAACTAAAAATTAAAGGAGAGATAAAAAATGAAAATATGTGAAAATAACAATCATACTAATAATATTAAAAAAATATATTTAGAAGAAAAAGAAAACGGAATTGGAAGTCATTTGAAAGATGATTACCACTCCATGAGCGAATTGTATTTCAACAGATTAGTGCTGTTCTCAGTTATATGTGAGACATATAAAGAGAGCAGCTGGAAAAGCAAACAACATAGTGATGGTACTATGTTTGACGACTTTTTCATTGTAGGTGTTTCAACACCTCAAGGCGATTATGCCTATCATTATCAAATGAAATACTGGGACTTATTTAATGTCAAAGAGATTGAATATGCTCCTAATTATGACGGACACCAATCAAGTGACATTGGCAGATTGTTTAGCTTGATTGCTAAATAATATTTTAATGAAACATGGGAGTAGGTGGTGGAAAAATGGTTGAAAATTTACAGAATAACTTTTTGGAAACATTACACGACTTAAGTCTCTCGATAGCTTATCTCAGAAACAGTTGCCTATTGCCTTACGAAATTAAAATACTTGCTAGCAGATGTAAAATAAGTGAATCTGAAGTATTAGAAACACTTAAAATAGCTAAAAAAGAAAAATGGAGTTTAAAGAAATAGGAGGAGTAATGCAATATACAGAAATAAAATATAACAGTGAGAGAGAATGGCATAATATTCGGGCAAGTGGAATAGGTGGAAGTGATGCAAGTGTAATTTTTGGTAAAAATCCTTGGAAAACTTCCCGGAAGCTTTGGAGAGAAAAAACAGGACTGGAAGAATCTGAAGACCTTTCCGAAAAAGAAGCAATCATAAAAGGAAATATGATGGAAGAACCTTTACTCAATATTTTAAGAGCTAGGCATCCTGACTGGAAAATTAAAAAGCCAAATGTAACTTATAAAAGTAATGAATACCCTTTTATGTTAGCTAATCTTGATGGAATTGCCGATACTGAGAATGATGTTATTGGCATAGAAATCAAGACAGCAACAGTAAGAGGGTTAGGGATATGGAAAGAGGATATACCAATATACTACTACTTGCAAATCTTACATTATATGATTGTCACTGGAATAAGAAAATTTGTACTGTTTGCATATATTGAAAATTTTGAAAATACGTTGTTAAAAGAATATGTCATTGAATATGATAGTGACGATGCACAAGCATTAATTGAAAAAGAAAAAATATTTTGGGAATGTGTTGAAACTAAAACACAACCTGAAATTGAATATACATTAGAATTTTAAGGAGGAAAAATGAATGAATTAACTATTGTCAGTAAAGTTGAAACACCATTAAAAATACAATGGAATGAGGAAGATTTTAATAAGTTTGTTTCATATGTTGACGAAAAAACAAGAAATCTAGTTGTTACAAAAGAAAATGCTTCTGAAATGAAAACATTAGGAGCGAATATAAACAAGATAATAAAATCCATAGGATCAGCTAGAAAAGAAACTATAAAAGAAGCAAAAAAACCTCTTGAAAGCTTTGAAAACTCAACAAAAGCAGCTGAAAAATTGCTTGAAACTAATTATAGAAACATAAAAAATGAACTGGATAGATTTGATGAAGAAACAAAAGAAAAAAACTTCAAACTTTCTGAAGCTAAAAAAATGGAACTGTTCGCAATTATGAATGTTCCTGAAGAATTGTTTGAGTTTATAAAAACTCCTGAAATGAAAGGAGATTTATCAAATAGTAGTTTTACTTTGGATAAAGCTGAAAAAGTAATAAGAGTAAATATTGAATCTGAACTTGAAAGATATAATTTTATAAAGTCAGAGCTTGAAAAAGGAAATAAAGAAGTTTCATATGAGATTGAATTTGAAGACATTAAACAATACTATACGGAACCACTTCACATTCTATCTGAAAAATTAAGACTTAAATTTCATCAACTCAAAAAACAGGAAGAAGCGATGAAAGAGGAAGTAAAAAAAGAAATGACTAAAAACAGTCACATTTCCTCTACAGCGGAAGAAAAAGAAGTCAGTCAAGCAAATATACCCTCAACTGAAAAAATTACCGAGAATGAGAAGTACTTTGATACTACAATAAGATTTGAGAATGCTCCACTTTCATTTTTGAAAGAATTGAAAGCATTATCAGATAAATATGAAATAAAATATCAATTATTAGAAAATATAGAATTATAGGAGGAAATAAAATGGGAAGATTAGCAAATGAAGAAAGCAAAAAAAATAATAAATTAATGGTTTTTACAGTAGGAAATGAAGAAATAAAACTTAGTCCCGCAATAGTTAAAAATTATCTTGTAAATGGACAATCTGATAAACTTACAGAACAGGAAATAGTTTATTTTATGCATCTATGTAAGGCAAGAAAGTTAAATCCTTTTACTAAGGAAGTATATTTAATAAAATACGGAAATCAACCTGCCACAATGGTTGTATCAAGAGACGCTCTTGAAAAAAGAGCAATAAAACATAAAGAGTACAACGGAAAAAAGGTAGGTATATATGTTCTTAGAAAATCAGACGGAGAACTCATTAAAAGAGATAGTACAATCTATTTAAAGGATAAAGAGGAACTTATAGGAGCTTGGTGTACAGTATACAGAAAAGACTGGGAAAATCCAGTTACAGTTGAAGTTAATCTTGATGAATATATACAAACTAAAAGTGATGGAACTCCTAATACTAACTGGTCAAACAGACCAATAACAATGATAACTAAAGTAGCAAAGGCTCAAGCATTAAGAGAAGCATTTATCGAAGAACTTGAAGGAATGTATGAAGCTGAAGAAAGCGGAATTGATTTGGCAAATATTTCAGATGTTCCTCAGGAACAGCCAAAAAATGTAGAGGTAGAAGATGCCGAAGTAGTAGAAGAGGAAGAAGATTTGGAAAAATCATTATTTGGAAAAAACAATGAAGGAAATCCGTTTGAGAAGGTGGAAGAATAATGAGTAGAGAAATAAAGTTCAGAGTATGGGATATTACAAACCAAATGTGGTTAAAACGCTTTAATGCTAATCTACTGAATATAGGTGACTTGTCAAATGTAGAAATAAATCAATATACAGGACTAAAAGACAGCGAAGGCTATGAAATTTTCGAAGATGACATTGTCTGGAATGAATGGGACGAAGAATATCAAGTCGTTATATACGACGAGGGAGAATATAAATTGATGGGCGAAAGTCATATACAAAATTTATATGATGAATTAGATTATATTGATATACGTGGAAATGTATATGAGAATTTTGAATTAGTAGGAGGGTGGTATAATGAGGAATAAAATGGAATCAATAACAGAAAAATTAATAAATTTAGGCTTTAGTGAAAATGAAAAAAGTTTTGAAAAATATGTACAAAAACTAGGTGATCGTTTCGGATATTCTATAATATATTATAAAGAACAGGAAGCTTTCTTATTCATAAAATACACAGGAAACTTAAAGATTATAGATGAAGAAGAAATACTGTCAAATCACAACAATTTAAATTCAGGGATAAAAGAAGAATGGTTGAGAATTAAAAAAGAATTGGAAAGTTTTAAAATAAAATTCTATTCCTTTGATTAGGGAGGTAAAAAATGGCTAGGAAGTTGAAACAGAAAAGACCTGACAGGAAAGAAATAAAAAGGGAAGTTGAAGAAAACTTTGACTTCCACTTGCTTATGTTTTCTGTCTATAAAGCTGCAAGTCTATTCCTTGAAAAATTCCATCTGAAAACACAATTTGGGATTACAAGGGAAAACGAAAACAGAATCATTGACACAAAGAACATTAAAATAAAATCTTTAAGCGGTTATCCAATTTTGGAAAATTTCGAAGGCATAGGAACTGTTATAACTCAGATAACTAAATCTATGTTGATGTTACATAATGATACATTGAGAAAAAAATATAACCTTGACGGCAGAATTTACACTGATGTATCATTGCACAACGCTTATGACCAGTGTTATTTAAAATACGGAATTCCATATAAGCTAAAATGGGCAAGTGATATTGAATGTGAAGACAAGGAAGTTGAGGGAGCTTTAAAGACCTTAGCAGATTCTATAGTCAGATTCAAGATTGTAGAAGAAATGATATATAGGGATATTGATATAGATATTCCAACTAGAAAATACATCAGAACAATGATTACAAAATTCAATAACAGTTTTCTGCCGTACGTGACAGAAATAATCGAAAACTAGGGGGAATATACATGAAGAAAAAGAAAGCATTTTACAATAAAGACGACATTATGAAAATGCTTGAAGCTCCTGAAAAACGTGCGAAACAAATTATAAAAGACTTAAATAAAGAACTGCAGGATAAAGGCTTTTTGTGTTATGACAAAGTTGTCAACGCCAAGTATTTCAACGAAAGATACAATATAGAATAGAGGTGTATTTTAATGCCAGCATACAAAGACGAGGAAAGGGGAACGTGGTATTGTGAGTTCAGATACAAGGAAGTAAATGGCATTAGCAGAAAGAAAAAGAAACGAGGATTCAAGACAAAGAAAGAAGCTTCTGAATATGAGAGAAGTTTTCTTTCTCAGTTGTCTACAAAAGCGGAGACAATTCTTTTTAAGGATTTTGCAGAAATATATTTGAAAGACATGGAAACAAAACTAAAAATGAGTTCGTACAATAACAAAAAGAAGATATTTAGATTAAAATTAATACCGTTTTTTAAAGATATGTTGATTGGAGATATTACCCCTGTTGTCATCAGGAAATGGCAGAATGAACAACTTGAAAATAACTATAAAAAGAGTTATTTTGCTACTATTCAAAAAGAGTTGTCAGCTATAATGAATTATGCCGTTAGATTTTACAACTTGCCATATAATCCGATTTCAAAAGCTGGAGCAATAACAACTTCGCCTAAGCTAAAAGAAAAGGGAGAAATCAAAGTGTGGAGTTTAAAAGAATTTAAAAAATTTATTGAACATGTGAAAAACTACGAACTGTATACAATATTCAATCTGCTATACTTCACAGGAGCTAGAATTGGAGAAATACTAGCCCTGAATTATAAAGACTTTGATTTTAAAAATAAAACAATGAGGATCAATAAGAATTTTCAAAAAATTGAGGGGAAAGAATATATAACTACTCCAAAAACTAAAAGTTCTATACGAACAATTAAAATTCCGACTTTCTTATGTGAGATAGTACAAGAGTATTTTAACAAGCTTTACGATATTGAAATAGAAAGAATTTTTAACGTTAGCAGAACTAACGTCCACCGCTGTAAAAATAACATAATAAAAAAATATAAATTAAAAAGCATAAGGCTGCATGATTTTCGGCACAGCCATGCAAGTATACTGCTGAACGAAGGAGCTAATATAATAGCAGTATCAAAGCGTTTAGGACATCAAAGTGTCAAAATGACTTTAGACATTTATGCACATTTAATGGACGGGAACGAAGATAAATTAATTGATACATTAGAAAAGATAAAAAAAGAAGAGTTTTAG